GTTAATCAAATAATAGAGCTAGAAGAAGAAATAGTAAAATTAAAAACAGAGAATCTTGCTTTAAAAGCAGAACTAGATGAATGGAAGGATGAAATAATCCAAATGCCAGGAGTTGTTGTGCGTACAGATTATGAAGAAGAGGCTGAACGTTTAAAATCTAAATTGTAATGGAAAATACGATAAGAATTACAGATGAGCAGTTTAATATACTAAATCATCACAAGACATTGCCTCTTGGTGGTCCAATGCCAAAAGAAGGTAAATCAGCGTCAATCAAAAATAGGAATACATTAAAGTTTGATGATATTCTTTGGATGAAAGACTATGAGTATTATGACAGATATGCAAGTTATAAATACAGAGCATTTGTATTATTTGATAACGGATGGTATGTATCTATTATAAATGGAGATTACGCATTTGGAGAATATTATGAGTATGAGATGGCAATATTTGATCCAGATGGACAGATGATAAATCCTTTTGGGGATTTAGATTACTGTAGTGAGATGGATGAATATTTTGGAGATGTTTTAGGTCATCTAAATAAAGATGATGTAGAAAAGTATTTATTAAAAACATCTAAAGCAGATGTTGAAACCTTTACAATATGAACAGTAATTACACACTCAAAGACTTTGGAGTACTAGTTGTGCTCTTTGTCTTTGCGATGTGGTTAACATCTTGTTCATCACCCAAAGTATTAACAGGTGATGGATATGTTAAAACACATTGTAGATTAAAGCGATGAGGTTAGTTATCTTATGCATTTGTGCTATGGCTCTAGTGAGCTGTAGTACAACGCGTAGTCTAGAACAAATACAACTAGATTATGAACTAAATAAATTATGGATTGAGTATGAATACAAAGCAGACTCGTTAATCAATAATTACTATGAAAGAAATTAAAGTAGATTTAGATATAGACATCAACGGATTGTCTAATAATCAACTAGCAGCATATGTCAACGAGCTTGACAGTGCTGTTAGTTTATCCGTAAAAAATGCACAATACTCTATGATGGGTGTTTATATGACACACAAAATTAGAGTGCAAAGTTTATTAGAAAATCGCTTAAAGAAAGCGGTAAAACATTAATTAATTAAATCATTATTATCATGGCAGAATTCGCTACAGGTTCTCTGGATACCTTAAATCCAGGAGACACGCTTCTTGCAGGTGCAAGAAAAGTAAGTAATGGCAAAATTCAATTAGAATTTGCTGAAATTGTACAAACATCTGACAGACCTGTTAGTTTGTTGACTCTATTAAACAAGTCTGATGACAGATTTGCAACTAGAGCTCGTAGATGTTGGGTAACAGCTGAGCCAGCTGATGCTTCTGAGACATTTGGAATCAACTTCGGTGACGACGGTGATTGGTACATGTCTGAGAAAGGTGAGGCTATGGATTTAAACATTCTTAATCCTGAAATTAATGGTGTACGTATGAAACTACGTATCGTTGAGACAACTGCACCAAACAAATGGCAGGAACAAAATCTTGAAACTGCTGCAAAACGCAGAGGTAAAGATGGAGATTATATTACTCACAAAGGTGACTACATCTTTAGCAATACTATGATGGTGTTGACTAATGATGATGTACAACACATCTTATTAGAGAGTGATACTGAGGCTATTGTTGTAGAGAGCAAGGAAGCTCAAACAGCAAAAGCACAGCTTCCAGTGGGTGATGACTCACTTGGATTCTAAACTTGTTTTTGATAATAGGGCGAGATTAATTTCTCGTCCTATTTTATCAACAAAACAAGTATACATATAATCGTTTTGATTATATTTGCTAACCAAATATTTTATATGAGTAATAATAAAGTACAGAAGATAGTACAACCAGTCACTTCTGAGGAAGAGATTGAATTTAGAGGACAAAAAATCATTAGAGAACGTACTGATGTAGTGTATAATATTCCTAAAGTTATAAATACAGACATAGCTTATCAGCTTATGTTTGGAACACAAGGACATGACACGCCTAAAGGCAAACCTACACCAATGCGTGGTGATTTTTTTATTATGTATACAGGTTCCTCACCTAAAAATTAACATTTAAAACCAATATCATTATGTCACACATGGGATTCATCTATCAGATGATTACAGACGGCACATATTCCGTCTTTAAACTAAATTATGAACTAGCCTCCAAGAATAATTTAAAATCATTTGAATTTGGAGGCCAGACATTTGAAACTATATATGCTAAATATGTATGTATTCTTGTAGATAAACACCTAATACCAGAATACGAAGAATTTCTTGAACAGAAGGCTATAATGGCATCTGAAGAAAGATATTTAGAGATACGAGCTGATCACGATTATCATGATTCAGTTAATCTCTAATACAACATCAGCAATTACGTCACCACGTTATGAGTTGGGAACAATTCAAGACGTGGTTGACTATTGCTCTACAGTAGATGTGTTAGGTGTTGACACTGAAACTGAAGGCTTTGATTTTACATGCAAGCGCATGATTATGTTCCAGATTGGTGACAAACATAAACAGTTTGTTATTGATACTAGACATATAAGTATAGAGCCATTGCGTGATATACTTGAATCAAAGAGTATTATCAAAATACTTCATAACGCCAAGTTTGACTATAAGTTTATCAAACACTATAGTGGTATCGAACTTGAGTGTGTCTACGACACTTTCCTTGCAGAACGTGTGATAAACTGCGGCAAGGATGGGGTGAAGTATGGATTGAAAGATGTTTGTAAAAAATATCTTAATATAGAACTAGATAAAGAAATAAGAAATAGATTTATTGGTTTAACTGGACAAGCTTATACAGATGATCAAATCATATATGGTGCTAAAGATGTAGAGTATCTACTTCAAATAAGAGAGCATCAATTACCACAGATAAGCAAAAATAAACTAGAAAATGTAATAAAACTAGAAAATCGTGCAGTGTTAGCATTTGCAGATATTGAGTACAACGGACTTGATATTGATAAGGATGCTTGGGAGGTCATTGCACGAAAAAGTGAACAAGAAGCCTTGAAAATGAGAGATGAGTTAGATAATTTGGTTATGGTTACCGCTGAGTTATCTGATTTTGTACCTTCTCATATTCAAGGTGACTTGTTTATGCCTGTAAATGAATTGCGTAAGATTAACATAAAATGGACTAGCCCTACACAAGTTCTTAAGGTATTTAAAAAACTGGTTCCAGATCTAGAGAATGTCAATGGTAAAGAAATGTATAAACACAGACGTAAGCATAAAATTATTGATTTATATGTTAAGTATAAAGAAAAAATGAAGTTAGCTACCTCTTATGGTAAAGACTTCTTTAAATTTGTGTCTTCTGATAATAAAATACATACAAGTTTTAATCAGATATTAGATACAGGTCGCGTTGCTAGTAGTAAACCTAATATGCAACAGATACCTGCAGATAATGCTTTTAGAAACTGCTTTATCGCCCCTGAAGGATATTGTTTTGTATCTTCAGATTATAGTAGTCAGGAGTTGAATGTCATCGCTTTTGGTAGCAAAGATCCTGTTTGGATAGATGCTCTACAAAAAGGGCAAGACTTACATAGTGTGTGTGCTGAACTTGTATACGGCACACAATGGACCGATGCTGCTGAAGATGGTTGTGCCTTCCTCTTAAGAAGAGAGAAGTGCAACTGTCCTAAGCATTCTAAGTTACGTACTAATGTAAAGACTATTAACTTTGGCCTAGCCTACGGCATGGGACCGCACAAACTAGCTAATACTCTTGACATTAACATACCAGAGGCTGAAACGTTAATCAATAAATATTTTGATGCGTTTCCTGCTATTGGTGGCTTTTTATCTAAGCTTGGAAACTTTGGTAAACAGTATGGTTATATTAAAACATTTCCTCCATTTAATAGACGTAGATGGTTTTCTAGCTGGTATCCTAGAATCAACTCAGATAAAGGTGCAACCTTTGAGCTTGGTAGTATAGAACGTGCTAGTAAGAATACACCTATACAGGGTGCATCTGCGGATATGACAAAGCTAGCGCTTATTCTTATTAGAGATTATATTAAGATGACAAGCGCTCCTGTTCAAATAGTTATGACTGTACACGATCAGATAGATACAATATGTAAAATAGAGTATGCTGATAAGTGGGTAGACAAACTAACAGAACTTATGGAGCTTGCAGCTTTGAAAGTAGTAACAAACGGTCTGTTAAAAGCAGACACAAATATTAGTAAATCGTGGGAAAAATAAAATTACACAGATTAGATTCAAATGTAGCAAGAATACTTGCAACTGTTTCTAGAATTACAGAAGTGCCTATCAGTAAAATACGTGGTAAACTTAGAACTACAGAGGTGGTAACAGCTCGTAGAATATGTATGGTTCTTATTAATGATAAATTGCAATACAGTAGTACTGTAAACGCAGCTATGTTTAATAGAGACCATGCTACAGTATTACACGCATTTAAAGTGCATGCAGATTTAATGGACGTAGATAAACCTTATCAAGAGTTCTTTAATCTTTGTGCTACAGCTGTAGGCATTAAAGGTATGAGTGATGCAAACGATAAAGACGATCTGCTTGCGCGTTTTGCGGCTAGAGTAGAACACTTAGAACTTGAAAACGAAGAGTTAAAAACAAAATTAATGCAAATATTAGAAATTATAAACAATCATGAGTAAAAAAAGAATGCCAGAGTGGCAAGGCAAAAAAAGGTACTCTATAGTAGCTAGTTATGTATTTATGTACATAGGATTTTTAGGTATTGTAGGTACTATTTTGTTTATGTTAGTAAATAACCATTAAAATAGATTATGAATTGGAATAGTAAAACTAAAGAATGGACAGAACTAAAAAGCCTGTCAGTTATTAAATTAGCTACTATAGCTAAAAAGTTAAGATCTAAACGCATGTCTGTAAAGAACATTGCTGAAGTTTTAGACAAAAGTGAAAGTAGAATTAGAGAGTACATTAAATAAATAATATCATGAGTACATTCAGAACAATTAAAGTAAAGAGAGAGGTAGCTAAAGCAAAAGCTAATGCTTACCGAGTAATTAACAATAAAAAATACTAGATATGGTAAATGAAAAATCAACCGCATCTTACAAAAAATTGTTAGATGATAAAATTATTAGTAAAAGGCAAGCACAAGTTCTTGTTGCTTTAAAAGATCTTGCACAAGCTACAAATAGAATGATTGCTAAGAAATTAGATTGGGATATAAATAGAGTCACTGGCAGAGTATCTGAGCTACGGGAAAAAGGCTTAGTTACACATGCTGGTGACTACTATGACACATCTACAGAAAGAACAGTTAATCTATGGAAATGTTGCAAGTGAGTAAACTAATAAAGACAAAAGATGAAGAACAAAGAAAAGCTCTTAACGCATGGGCAAAACGCGGGTTCATTGGTAGTATCATTGCTGGTACTGGTTTTGGTAAGTCTCGTTGCGGCGTCCTTGCTGTTGGTAAAACTCTTGATACTGTTGAAGATGCTAGGGCTCTTGTCCTAGTGCCTACTACACAGTTACAAGAACAGTTTAAAGAAGAGTTTATAAAATGGAATTACGAACACCTGCTAGACAGAGTGGACGTAATGTGCTATCAGTCTGCATATAAACTAGAAGGTAATCACTATGACATTGTTGTATGTGATGAAATACACCTTGGTTTATCACCTGAGTATCGTAAGTTTTTTGAAAACAATACATACAAAAGGTTATTATGCATGACTGCAACGCTACCAGAAGATATAGAATACAAGGAACTACTTGACACTATATCTCCTATAGCGTATAGGATAACACTAGATGAATGTGTTAACCTAGGTTTAGTTTCTCCTTATGAAGTTATATGTGTGCCTGTAGAACTTACAGCTATCGAAGAACAAGAGTATAAAAAAGCAAACAATACATTTGTATATGCTAAATATGTACTTGGACAATTTGATGCGTTTGATCAGGCTAAATACATCATGGGAGCAGGTAAACATACAGCTACTCAACAAGAGAAAGCTGCAGCTGCACAGTTTTACAGATCTATACGACAAAGAAAAGCCGTAGTAGATCATGCTGACAACAAGTTAGCTATGTTACAAAAAATTGTAATTAAGCATATTGGAGAGAAAATACTAGTGTTTGGAGGTAGTAACGAGTTTACAAATAGACTTGCTGAAGCTACAGACACATTCTCTACAGTATATCACAGTGGTAAAACTAAAAAACAAAGAGAACAAGCATTAATAGATTTTAGATCAGGTACAAAACCTGTACTATGTTCTACAAAAGCTTTGAATCAGGGTTTTGATGTAGCAGATGCAACTATGGCTGTAATATGTGGATTAACTAGTAAAGGCTTGACTATGATACAACGTGTTGGTCGTATTATACGTTACCAA